ATTACCCTTATAGGCATTGAACTGATGGAAAGGTTTTTGTTGGTAGTTTTGGGTCCAAGCACCGTTGGCAGCACTCACACGACCATCGACACGAGTTGTGTCCGACCGAACCGTAGTGAGGACACCACCCTGTTTGAGAGCCGACTCGCGAACGTTCATACGACCAGCGTTACCCATACGGTTAGGCTTGCCACGGCGATCTTCGGGGCGGAAACCATACTTCATGAGTTGTTCATTCGTCTTCGCAGTCACCTGAGCAGCAGCACTATTGGTGTACGCACCATGATGGCTATGAATACCTGGGGCGGGTCGGTTGTAATACTCATATTGCATATCGTTGCGATCAGTCTTGAATCGTGTAGGATCCTGGGACATTGTTTGAGCGGAAACGAATCGTTTAGCACCGTTATACCCTAAACCATCTTCACGGAGACCTGTCTCCGAGCGATTAGTGGTACGCTTGGTTTTTTCATGTTCTGTGCGAGGCACAACACCCGACATACCCTGAGCGCGACCAGGCATAGTGGGAAGCCTGGATGGAAGGTAAGCAGTTGTTTCAGGTTTGTTGTGTGTGAGCTCACCAACCTTAGCCGACCGACCACCAGTAACATCTTGGGCTGGACCAGTACGCCCTGGGAGAGTGGTCAACCTGTACGCACCAACATTTACTGGGTTGACCCTGAACATCTGCTGATGACCCCCAACAGCTGGAACATTGGCACCTACACCGAGACCTGGACCAACAAGTTGCTTCTCAACTGGGGAAAGATTGTTCATTCGACCAGTATCATACATACGGTTTCGCATGTTCAAGACTTCTTGACCACCACTTCTCTGTTGTTTAGAAATATCAGCAAAGCTGTCCATTTCTCGTTTACTGGAAACTTCCATTGTTGGTTCAAAATTTGTAGTTTCGACCATTCGAGGACTTTTTATAACAGGTACATCGTTATCAACCTTAGGTGGAACTGATTTAGTACTTAAGTTGCGTCCAGCGTACACGAGACCAGCTATAGCCATAAGTGAAATGGGATCAGCCATTCTTACTTCTTACTTACATTTTTATTAACATATCTTTTCTGAAACAAACCATTCTGGAGTTCGGCACGAGTGCTCGCGGGTTCATATCGAATCGTACGAAGGGGAGTCTTACACTCCATGTTGGACAATGGGAACAAATTTCGTTCATAAGTTTGGACGATATTCTTGTTGAAACGGGAAGTGGATTGGGGACGAAGTTCATCACTCGTCTCGATGTACTGAGCTGGGGAACCCTTACCCGCCTTGTAGGGAGCGGTGCCGTACAACATGGTGTTGGGTCGGCAAGCCCCACAGTTTAGGGTACTGGGCTGAGGATACACAAAAATTTCATCAGTCGCTTTTACGGTGGGTAGAGCACCCGAGTTTTGAACAATGGAAAGTCCAGGTTGAAGCTGATACGCCATTTATTATTACATAAGAATATTTATCTAACTATATGTTCCGCCACCCCCTCGGACACTTCCACCACCAAAACCACGGCCAATATTTCCATCTGAACTCAATCCGGAAAATGCCTCGAGCTGGACACCGCGTGCATCCGGACTACAGAATTGTGTGTCACTCTTACACATTGGACCATTCTTGGCACCATAAAGCCATTCAGCAAATGCCGTCTGATCCCCTGGAATTTTAGTCACAGGGTTCGAGATGAATTGACGCTCTGCGGCATTTCGAAGATACTTGGGCATCGGTGTACGGGATCGCCCGGAATCGTAAGGAATGCGGTCACTGATGTAGTTGTTTACGAAAGGTTTCACTGTGGGATAATAACATGCTTCTAATCGATTGGGGGCATCGGTGTAATCAGTCATCAAAATGTTTGCCATAGGATTGTCCTCTGTGGGTTTTTGACAAGCAGAGCCCTTAACAACACCCGATCCATACGTCTCTTTTACCATTTTCGACCTGTAGAGGACAAAGATCACGGCAATCACCGTAGCACCCAACACGAAAATACGAGGATCGCGACGGGTCAGATAAAGAATGCAACTGACATAGATGATAAAACGTGAAGCAGCGTTCACCCGATCTTCTGGAGTTTGTTCTGAAGTCGGCCAAAATTGAGCAACCTGGTCGGCTCGAATGAGCTGCTGAGGATCGTCAAACCAGGCCTTCATTTAATATATATATAGGTTTATTTTTTGGGTAGACCACTAAGCATGCTACCCATCATCTTCATAAGAGCATCTTGGTCTAGTTCACCACCGTCAGTCTCCATCTTGTCAGCACATTGCTTAGCAATACCCTCAATCATCTTGAGTGTGTCGTCAGGGATAGAAATGATAGTAGTACCGAGCATGTAGAGAGTCTGTAGATATTGCCACGTCGCACCCCTGGTATTGGCGGACATGCGCTCCCAATAGGACTTGATGTTGAGATCTTTCAAAAAATCAATCGTATCAATCTCCTTGAGTAGGAAGGATTCATCCTTCGATGAAATCTTTTCAGCGTATGGAGTTACACCCGTCATAAAACCATCCACCACGAGTCGTGGATTTGTGGACTTCAGTACATCGAACGAAGTCATCATCTTCTTAATGCCTTTTTCCTCTGGAAAAGTCTTGTGCAATTCCACAAGAAATTGACCCATCATATCATTGAAAGCAGTGACAGACGCCATTTTCTTATTATACTAGTGTAATCTTTAAGTTTAGAAAGGTTCGGTCGAAATAGTCTCCTTTTTACCTAATCCACCTGATATTATGAAAAATACCAAAATCGCATTAAGAGCTGCAGGTTTGGTGTATTTGTTTAATTCCAGTTTCCCTTCATTGTTCAAGTATGCTTTGAGATGGATGTACCCCGCGGTAATACCACCCGCGATGAGAGCAGCACTCAGTGGGTCACGTAAATGATCGGAGATCTCCATTTAATTATACCTGGGATTTTTTGTACGCTGCTCTGGTGCATCACCAAAAAGTACATCATCTTCTTCCTGAGGTTGTTCCATAGGTTCAGGTGCTTGAACACCTGGAACAGTTTTAAATTCATTCTCAAGACCAGTAGGTTGGAGCTCGGGCTCACCCATAGGCTCACCCAAAGGTTCACCCAAAGGTTCACCCATAGGCTCACCCAAAGGTTCTGGTTCGGGCTCTCCCATAGGCTCAGGCTCACCCATGAGCTCGGGTTCATCATCGACAACTTCTGGATCAATACTATCTTGAATCTCACCATCAAGAGAGATGTCACGATTATCCTGGGACATGTACGTTTGAAGAATCTGTTGTACAGGAATCAACTCTTTCACAGTGTTTTCGATACAGGTGCAAAAACGCGTAGTCAATTTTTCGTCGCGAACATATTCACTCTGCTCTTCGTGGAAAATGTATGGATCCTTGTAAATATCTTTCGCGATATTGTTGTAACACGTTTGAATGAAAACTTCCTCAGTTGGGAGTTTAAGGGAAATCTTTTTGTTATCCGCCTTGAGACGAACCGAAGAAAGAATTTTAGTGCACGCGACGAATACAGCGGCTAAGAGGTCACCAAACCAAGAACAACGACTGGTGATGTTATCGCTATGTCTCTTGGACATAGCATTTGACCAGTTTGGAACTTCTTTAAGGATTTTTTGAAACATGATGAGCACCTGTTTCCCTTTAGAAGTTTTAATTGATTCATTGTACATTTCCTCGAATACTTCAATCATAGCTGGAGACATAATGAGGCAGAGTTGTCCAAGATACTCCCTTTTCGCCTCGACCATAATACTCAAATTGTCCATTTATGATTAAAGGGGGTTTTAAAAATAACGCTTCCTACGCACTTCGCCTGTATTTGTTTGCAATCTTCTTGAGATTCATTAGATTTGGGAAGTCTCCATCTTCCTCTTGTTCCACCTTTTCCTTTTTCTTTTTTGGTTTTGACCAAGTGACGTATATATCATAGTCACTCACAAGTTGTACAGTAAAACCACCCAAAGTGAACTGTCTCGCTACATATCTCGCGGCAGCCGAGCGGTCAAACACTGGATAGCCTATGAGAAATGTTGGTATCGTCATAAATAACTGTTTATGCCCAAGTTCTACAGATTGTTTTATTTTTGTAGAAAATTGAGTGTATATTTTCATGTAAATTTCTTTACGAATCTGTTTTCGCTTGTCATCTATCTTGACAACATCATCGATGCTCAACATTACAATTACTGTAATTTATTTTTCACCGATTCCAACTCAGTACTCTTGGGCATGGCAACTTCCTTGACCAATTCATATTTGACAAACTCTTTACCTTCTGATCCTTCTGTAAAAGGTTTGATGTTTTGAGGAGCTTGGACACCGAGGGGTTGAGTTCTAAGGGAAATAATCCGAATCTTCCCATTTTCAACTTCATATGAAGCCACCACTGAGAACCCGTATGAGAACCCACCCTTTTTCATTGTCATGAACATACATTCGTAGATCTCCTTCTCATCACCCTTGTAGTGCTTGACTGATGTAGTCTCAATGATATATGTACACAACCCAGTGCGCTTGGAAATTTCCTTGTTCGCCTTAAGAACAAACTCTTCCATCATATCATTGTCAACCTTGGCTTCAACTTCCTGAAATCCCGAGAGGTTTGGTCTGGGGTCGTCAAGTTTTATAGAATCCTTAGGCTTAATGTAGCCTGAG